CATCTATATAATACTATTTTTCACAAATATTTTGTATTTTCACGAAATTGACCCCCACCCTACCCCCCTACCGGAATCGGATTTGTGACAAATAATTGATTACTGCGAAAAAATTTTCTATATATTGGGAAAACGGGTGGCCTATGGCGATACATATTGAACCAGAAAACGGTGTAAAACGGCGTCCCGCGCCGAAACTAAACGACCTCGCGGTGAAGACTAGTGCCGCCTCGGAGACGGCAGAATACTTACATATCAATGGGTTAGAGATAAAAGCTAATGCTGACGATAAAGATATTGCCGCCACACTTGCAGTTTCTTATGCCGAAGATCCTGAAAAAACTTCGAAAGCGGCTACGACAAAGAGGGTAGCGAACTTGACACCCGCAACTTTGATCATGACAGACCGAATACTTAAAGATTTTGGTCATTCTGTTGTCAAAAGTGCAACACAGGTAAGGCATCTCGTTACAAATAGATTGATAGAAGAGACCGATAACCCCGACCCCCGCATACGCATACGTGCATTGGAGCTACTGGGTAAGATTAGTGATGTCGGGTTGTTCGCAGAGAAGACAGAAGTGACAATAACCCACCAGACTACGGATGATCTCAAGGATAGACTACGTGAGAAACTAACCAGATTGGTAAATCCTGAGCCGCAGATCGAAGAAGCCATCGTGATAGATGGTGAAAAGATTGATGTAGACAAGGAACTGGGTCTAGATGACGAGTAATCTCGCCGAAATCGCTACGGATATGGAGTTCTCTCCAGAAGAAATACAACATATGTTGGATAATCTGGACAACTTTGACCCTGAAGAACTTCAGGAGATAGACAAGATTGTCGAGGAGCTATCTGTAAGAAACGCAAATCAGGCGTCTAGGGATGATCTGATAGAGTTTTGTAAGCGTATGCAGCCAGATTATAAGGTTGGCAGACACCACCGTATCCTAGCGGATCAGCTTATGGCACTGGAGGATGGGTCGAAAGACAGGGTATGTGTCAACATCCCTCCACGTCATGGTAAGTCGCAGCTTGTAAGTATCTTCTATCCCGCGTGGTTCTTGGGGCGTAACCCTACAAAGAAGGTTATGATGGTCTCTCACACTACCGATTTGGCTGTGGACTTCGGACGTAAGGTTCGTAACTTGATAGCTGTAGATGATTACAAGGAGATCTTTCCAGATGTCTCCTTGGCTGTTGACAGTAAGTCAGCAGGTAGATGGAATACTAACTTTGGAGGTGAATATTTTGCGTGTGGTATTGGATCTGCTCTTGCTGGGAGGGGCGCTGATCTTCTGCTTGTTGATGATCCTCACTCTGAGCAGGATGTTATTAACGGAAACTTCTCAGTGTTTGATAAAGCCTATGAGTGGTTCACATTTGGAGCGCGTACTCGACTAATGCCGGGAGGCAGAGTGGCGATTGTACAGACACGTTGGCACATGGACGACCTTACAGGACGTGTAACCAACGATATGGTGAAGAATGAGCTGTCTGATCAGTACGAAATAGTGGAATTTCCCGCACTTTTGGACTCTGATGACGGTTCACAGAAACCTTTATGGCCTGAATTCTTTGATTTGGCAGCTTTGGAGCGTACAAAAGCGTCAATGCCCGCGTTTCAGTGGAACGCACAGTATCAACAGCAGCCTACAGCCGAAGAAGCGTCCATAATTAAGCGAGAATGGTGGGGAATTTGGCCTCATGACAACCCACCGCACGTAGAATACGTGATTATGTCGCTAGATGCCGCCGCAGAGAAGCATAATCGTGCAGATTATACTGCTTTGACCACTTGGGGCGTGTTTTTTAACGAAGAAGAGGGCGCACATCACCTAATTTTGCTCGATTCTATCAAAGAACGGCTAGAATTTCCCGAATTAAAGAAATTATCTATGGATGAGTACCACAAATGGGAGCCAGACGCGTTTATTGTGGAGAAAAAGTCCTCTGGAGTGGCGATTTACCAAGAAATGAGGCGTATGGGCATACCTGTACAGGAATATACACCCCACAGGGGTACTGGAGATAAGATGGCAAGGCTCAATTCTGTGGCTGATATCATTGCATCGGGTATGGCATGGGTTCCCTCCACCCGTTGGGCAGAAGAATTAGTGGAAGAGATCGCAGGATTTCCGTTTATGTCGAATGATGACCTTGTGGATAGTACGGTTATGGCGTTATTACGCTTCCGTCAGGGCGGATTTATACGTCTGCCATCAGACGAATGGGATGATGAACCACAATATCATTATAGACGTGAGTATTATTAGTAGTATAATACGCACACGGGGTCTTTTCCCTACCCCTATCGTGGACGCTGCTTCTTCCACCCAGTGGGCGGCGTCCACACTTTACTGGACGTACGGTGGTGTTGTCTGCTATACTTCCTACAACTTTGCATCGTGAGGGCATGACATGGCAGTCGAAAAACAGATGACTCCTTTTGAAATAGAAGGACAAGAAGATTCTGAAGATATTCAAATAGAGGTGATCAACCCTGAAGCTGTAGCTGTAGAAACAGAAGATGGTGGGATGATCATAGACTTTGAAGGAGAAGTCACCGAGAGTTTAGTAGGGCCGGGACATGACGCCAACCTAGCAGAGTTTATAGACGACGATGAGCTAACTATCATGGCTAGTGAAATGATAGCAGATTTTCAGGCAGACCGTGAGTCACGTTCTGATTGGGCTAGAGCATACGTCAAGGGTCTTGACCTATTAGGGATGAAGGTAGAAGACCGTCAGCAGCCTTGGTCAGGTGCGTCAGGGGTGTTCCATCCCCTACTTACAGAGGCTGTAGTAAGGTTTCAGGCACAGGCTATGGGTGAGATATTCCCTGCTTCTGGCCCTGTGCGTACCAAGATTGTAGGGAAACAGACCCCAGACAAAACAGATCAGGCAAACCGTGTACAGAACGAGATGAATTACCTGTTAACTGAGGAGATGTCTGAGTACAGGGATGAAATGGAGCAGATGCTCTTCAAGCTTCCAATCGCGGGTTCTGCGTTCAAGAAAGTGTATTACGACCCCCTAATGGAGCGCCCATGCGCTATGTTTGTACCCTCAGAGGACTTTGTAGCGTCTTATGGAGCATCAGACCTCAAGACATGCCCAAGATATACGCATGTGATGAAAAAGACAGCAAACGAGGTCTTACAGCTACAGGTAAACGGGTTCTACAAAGAGGGTGAGCTACCAGAACCTACCCCAGACTACTCCGACATACAGGAGAAGTATGATGAGTTAGATGGTGAAGAAGCGGTCATAGAAGATGATGATCGTCATACAATCCTAGAGATGCATGTTGATTTGAACCTATCAGGAGAGTTTGAAGACCCTGATGGGATTGCACGTCCCTACGTAGTTACTATAGATAAGTCCTCGTCTACAATTCTAGCAATCAGAAGAAATTGGTATGAGGGTGATGAAAAGAAAAAGAAACGTATGCATTTCGTACATTATAGGTACTTACCGGGGCTTGGCTTCTACGGCACAGGGCTTATTCACCTTATGGGTGGACTGGCTAAATCAGCTACCTCGATACTTCGTCAACTTATTGACGCGGGTACGTTATCTAATCTACCTGCGGGTCTTAAAGCTCGCGGCTTACGTATTAAGGGTGATGATACACCGCTTATGCCGGGCGAATTTAGGGACGTGGACGTACCGGGTGGCGCTATACGCGATTCAATTACGTTTATCCCTTATAAAGAGCCATCGAGCGTACTCTACTCTCTACTCGGAAATATTGTAGAAGAAGGACGTAGGATAGGTTCTGTAGCCGACATGCAGGTCGGAGACATGAATCCTAACGCTCCTGTAGGCACAACACTTGCTTTGATGGAAAGATCCATGAAAGTGCTTTCTGGTGTACAGGCGAGACTCCACGCGTCTCTCAAGCATGAGCTACGAATACTGGCTAAAATCATACACGACTATATGCCATCAGAGTATTCCTACGAGATAGAAGGTAGCTTTGATCGTAAAAGTGATTTTGATAAACGCGTAGATGTTATACCTGTAAGTGACCCCAATGCTGCAACCATGTCCCAACGTGTGATGCAGTATCAAGCGGCGATCCAGCTTGCCCAACAGTCCCCCCAGATTTACGATATGGGCAAGCTGCATCGTCAAATGTTAGAAGTTTTAGGTGTGCAGAATGCAGATGAGATCGTCAAACTACCTGATGACATGAAACCTGCTGACCCTGTAACAGAGAACATGATGATCATGAAACAGGAGCCAATCAAAGCGTTTAAGTATCAGGATCACGAAGCACACATAGCTGTACACATGGCAGCAGCCCAAGATCCTAAGATTATGCAGATTATAGGACAGTCTCCGTTTGCGTCAGCTATACAGCAAGCTATGGCTGCACACATAACAGAACACGTAGCCTTCCAGTACAGACGTGAGATAGAGAAACAACTTGGTGTAGAAATGCCAAACGAGGATCAACCGCTACCAGAAGATGTAGAAGTACAAATATCACGTCTAGCTAAAGATGCCGCTGAAAAAGTTCTGCAGAAAGACAAAGCAGAGGCTGCACAGATGCAAGCACAGCAGCAACAGCAAGATCCACTCACACAGATACAGCAACGTGAACTAGCTATTAAAGAAGCTGACTCACAACATAAGAGGCAGATGGATCTAGCTAAATTAGAGTTGGAAGCGGCTAAATTACAAACTACTCAAAAAGTAGAAGGCGCTAAGATAGGGGCTAAAATAGCTACAGAGTTAGATAAAGAGCAACGTAAAGATAAACGTGAGGGAACTAAATTAGGGATAGATATAGCGAAGGAGTTAGATAAGGGTGGAAGTTAACATATTTGAGGCGCTAGAAAGGCGTCTTGCCGAATACAAATCTGAAATAACAGAGTTTGTAGCGGGTGGTGGTGTGAAGAGTATGGAAGACTACAACAGGCTCATAGGGAAGATTGAAGGTATAGATATTGTACTAAATAACGTAAAAGAGCTTGAGAAAAGATTTAGAGAAGCATAAGGTGCTTCGTAATATTCGCGGATAGGCCGCGCAAGGTAACGGTGAACCTTTAAATCACTGCAAATGGGTGTAAAATGGTTGCGACAGTAAAAGTCGATAACACGAAGGTACAAGATGACCTTCACGCAAAACTACCAGAACCTACGGGATATAGGTTACTGATAGCACTTCCAGAGATCGATGAGAAGACAGAGGGCGGAGTAATTATGCCTGATGGTCTTCGGAGAGATGAGTCTACTGCGTCTATTATTGGTTTTGTTATAAAATCAGGATCAGATGCGTATTCTGATAAAGAACGCTTTCCTAATGGGCCTTGGTGTAAAGAGGGTGACTTTGTTATTTTTAGATCATACTCAGGCACTAGGTTTAAGGTTCAAGGTAAAGAGTTCCGTCTTATAAATGATGACACTGTAGAAGGCGTTGTCGATGATCCAAGGGGGTATACAAGAGCATGAGTACAAATACCGCAGAAAACCTAGAGAACGAAGTAGAAGAAACTACTGAGATTGAGATTGAGATTGAAGAGGCTCCTGTAGAAGAGAAACAAGAACCAGAAGCCAAGGTTGAAGAGGCAGTAGAAGAACCTAAAGCTGAACCCGAACCCGAACCTGAACCCGAAGTTAAAGAAGAGAACTCTGATGCTGAAATCGATAAATACAGCGCAGGTGTTCAGAAGCGTATTGATCAGCTAACAAAACAGTATCGTGATGAAGAACGTGCCAGACAGGAAGCGCAAGGTCTTCAAGAGGAAGCTGTTAAGTATGCTGAAAAAATCAAAGAGGAGAATGAAAAACTTCGTAAGTCCCTAGAAGACAACGAAGGTGTTCTTCTCACTCAAGCTAAAACTCGCATTGAAGCACAGCTTGAACAAGCTAAAGCACAATATAAAACAGCTTATGAAGCGGGTGATCCTGATGAGCTTTTAAAAGCACAGTCAGAACTAACTAGATTACAAAACGAAGAGTATCGTGTAAATAACTTTAAACCAGCTAAAAGAGAAGAAGCTGAACCTGTACCAACAGCAGCACCGAAACAGGAGGCACAGCCCGAACCTGCGAAGCCACCACAACGTGCTTTAGACTGGGCAGATAAGAATCCTTGGTTCATGCAAGATAAGCGGATGACAGGCTTTGCGTACGGCGTACACGAAGAACTTGTCACAAAAGGTGTTGAACCAAATAGCGAACAGTACTACAATGAAATAGACGCTGCCATGAAGGAAGCGTTTCCGAATAAGTTTGAGGTTGCCGCAGAGGAGTCTGCTCCACCACAACCTCAAGCGGGTAACGTGGTTGCCCCGCCGTCTCGTACGTCAAAGAAACCACGCAAGGTGAAGTTAACTCCATCCGCAGCCGCACTCGCCAAACGGCTCGGACTAACTGCAGAACAGTATGCGGCGCAATTAATGAAGGATAATGGCTAATGGCTGATAGAACTCCACGCACTACAGAAACTAGAGAAAAGACAGAACGTAGAAAAGGATGGTCACGACCATCTGCGTTACCGACCCCCGAACCAAGGGATGGATTACATTTCCGTTGGATTCGCACAGCAACCTTGGGGAACAGTGACAATACTAACGTCTCTACTCGATTCCGTGAAGGATATACGCCAGTGAAAGCCGCAGATCATCCTGATTTAAACGTTGTGTCTGATATCGATTCCCGATTTAAAGACAACATTGAGGTAGGTGGACTGTTATTGTGCAGTATCCCTGCTGAAATCGCTGAAGAACGTATTCAAGTCCAACTTGAGCAAGCTCAACACGCACAGGATGCTGTGGATCGTAATTTTATGAGAGAGAACGACCCTCGTATGCCAGTGTTGAACCCAGAGCGTTCCACGCGAACTTCATTTGGGAAGTGACCTTCTTAGGGAGCTTCCTTGGTTAAAATTTGGTTAGGAGGATGAGCAAATGGCTACTACAGCAGCTCCCCAAGGCCTAAGGCCCGTTAAACGTGCCGATGGCATGCCCTACGCAGGGGCAACAACTGAATACCTGATCGATCCCGCTGGCGAGGCGACCAATATATTTTACGGTCAAGTTGTCATAATCGGAACAGACGGGTATATTGCACTTAGCACTGCTACAGGTGCTAATGCAGGAGCCAACAATTTAGGTGGTGCTAATGTCGGCGCTATCGGTGTTTTTGTTGGTTGTGAGTATGAGAATGACCAAGGTCAGACTGTACACTCACAGTATTATCCATCAGGTAAGACAAACGCGAAAGCGTATGTCGTTGATGACCCAAATGTAATATTCCAAGCACAAGCAGACGCAGCTATGGCTGTATCTGATTTGGGTATGAATACTACTTTCGCAGCAGTGCAATCTACTTCTACAGGTAGTACTGTAACTGGAAATTCTAACACAGCTCTAGATGCTGATGCAGTAACTGCAACAAAGCCTTTTAAAGTCGTAGGTTTTGTCTCTGCCGCTACTGATTCTTTTCCAGACATTTTAGTGAAGTTCAATCCTAGTTATCACTTGATGACTGCGGATCAAGGTCAGGCATAAGGAGACTGAATAATGGCTATTTCACGCGCACAGCTCCTTAAAGAGCTACTTCCCGGCTTAAACGCATTGTTTGGTTTGGAATATGAACAGTATGAAGGCGAACATGCCGAGATATACGAAACTGAAAACTCAGACCGTTCGTTTGAGGAAGAAGTAAAGTTATCTGGTTTTGGTGCAGCCCCTGTAAAAGCAGAAGGTTCATCACTTTCATACGATAACGCACAAGAGCATTTCACTGCTCGCTACAACCATGAGACCGTTGCAATGGGTTTCTCTATCACTGAAGAAGCGATGGAAGACAACTTGTACGACTCATTGTCTGCTCGTTATACAAAAGCACTAGCTCGCGCTATGGCTTACACCAAGCAGACTAAGGCTGCGTCCTTGTTGAACACAGGTTTTACAACCTTCAACTCAGGTGATGGCACTACATTGTTTGCTACTAACCACCCAACTGTTGGTGGCGGTACAAACTCTAACAAGCCAGCAGTAAACGCAGACTTGAACGAAACTTCACTAGAGCAAGCAGTTATCGATATTGCAGCGTTCACAGACGAACGTGGCCTATTGATCGCAGCTCGCCCTCGTAAGTTGATCGTTCCACCTGCATTGATGTTCGTGGCAACAAGATTGCTACAGACAGAGCTTCGCACAGGTACAGCGGATAACGATACAAACGCATTGCGTTCAAATGGATCGATCCCTGAAGGATACCGTGTGAACCACTATCTAACGGACACAGATGCGTTCTTTATCACCACAGACATTCCAAACGGAATGAAGCACTTTGTGCGTACACCTATGGCTACAGCTATGGACGGTGATTTTGATACAGGTAACGTTCGCTACAAAGCTCGTGAGCGGTACTCATTCGGTGTATCTGATCCATTAGGGATTTACGGTTCACCCGGAGCATAAATTATGTTATAGTGGGGGTACTACTTTTCATAGTAGTCCTCCCTGTAACTGGGGCAGCGCAAGTTGCCCCTTTCTTTTTGTAAAAACTATGTTATGCTGTTTGTAGGGGCAACATTAGCCTTGCAGACAGGATACTCCCCGACCTGACGTTGCACAGACTGCTAGGCGAAACCTTGTGCAAGGGGTATTTATTATGGCATCAACTACATTTTCAGGCCCAGTGACATCTTCTGATGGTTTTGTAGGTCTTATCACATTAACAAACTATACAGTTGCATCAGCACCATCCGCTGCTACTGCAGGTGCAGGTACAATAGCTTACATATCAAACGGAGCTGCAGGTTCTGCTATCTTGGCTTTTTCTGATGGAACAAACTGGAAGCGTTCAGATACAGGCGCAACCATTTCTGCTTCATAGGTGATCTATGGGTAGATTCGCACCACCAAGCGCGGAAGAGTTGGCGGCTCGTGGGTTAGATCCAGATGGCAACCCACTAAAAACCACTAAAGTTCGCGCAAGAAACAGCGATGGAACGCTAAAAGCAGATGATCCGAACACTCCTGAAAACGAGGCGTGGGAAGAAGTACCTGTTAAAAAGCGTGGTCGTCCTAAGAAAGAGGGGTAAGCTATGTCTAGTGATGTACAGGCAAAGCGTGTCACAGGAACAGGCTCACTCGCAGTTGGCCCTGCTCGCATACGGCAGATACATGTTCTATCAGGATCGGGTACACCCCGATTAACTATCTCAGATGGTAACGGTGGAGCTACAGTTTTAGACTTAGATCTAAAAGCTTCTGACGTTCACGCTGTAAACATTCCAGATGCGGGTATTAGGGTTAGTGACATATATGTTGCTACTGCCACAGCTCTAACTGCAGTTACAGTATTCTATAACTAATGTTATGGCTGCTCGTAAAGGAACTATGAAGGGTCACACCATTAAGGGGGGCCATAAGCGCCCCACCAAAAAAGGTGCAGGAATGACCGCTAAAGGAGTAGCTAAGTACCGAAGGGATAACCCCGGTTCTAAGCTCAAAACTGCTGTGACTGGTAAAGTTAAAAAGGGCAGTAAGGACGCAAAGCGTCGTAAATCTTTCTGCGCTAGATCTGCAGGGCAGATGAAGAAGTTTCCAAAAGCAGCAAAAGATCCAAACAGCCGTCTAAGACAGGCTAGGAAGAGATGGAAGTGTTAATATGGCTACTAGACCAAGAAATAGAAGAGTTGATAGAGGAATTATCGAACGAGGTGGGGTAACTCCTATTAGGTTTCTAACTGGACTTGTGCTTGATCGAATGGAGAAAAGAGACGAGCGCAAGTATATGGATAGTTTGAAAAAGATGGGAATGCTTGATAAAGGCGGCGGTAGAGCAAATGTTCCACCAAAGAAAAAATCTAAGCCTAAAAATCCACCAAGAGATTATAGACCTCCTAGAAAAAGAACAGGTGCTAAGAAAATGAAACCACTTAAAGTGGCTCAGGGTGGAAGAATAGATGGTATAGCAGTTAGGGGTAAAACTAAGGGTACAATCAGGTGACTATATCAAGGTCTAATATACCCAGTCAAATGAAAGGGAGTTCTCGTATGGGTTTTCGATCTACAGGTGATGACGCAAAAGACTTAGCAATGATT